GGAATTATAGATGAAAATGCTAATGAACAAATTAAATTTTCAACAACTGCATCAGCTACAAACGAAATTACAATAGCTAACGCTGCAGCTGGAAATTCTCCAGTTATTTCTGCAACAGGTGGAGATACAAATGTTGGTTTAACATTAACACCAAAAGGTGATCTTGGAAGAATTACATTAAATGGTGAGTCAAAAATATTTGGTGTATTTGAAAATGCTACAGTATCAACTACATATATAACTACATTTACTTACGATGTATTAACACAAGCTGTATATTTTCAAAACGTTAACTTAGGTTCTAACTTTACAGTTAATTTAAGAGGAAATGCTTCAACTGCATTAAACTCAGCATTAAATACGGGTGAATCAGTTACTGTTGCTTTACTTACTAAACAAGATAATACAACATTTTATAATAACGTGATTCAAGTTGATGGAACAACTGTTACAGCAATTTGGCAAGGTGGAACAGCTCCAACAGGTGGAAATGCTTCATCAACAGATGTGTACACTTACACAGCATTAAAAACAGCAGCGTCAACTTACACAGTATTAGCAGCATTAACGCAATTTAAATAAGGAGAAGAAAGAATGCCTTTAAATTCAACACGTGGAGCTGGATCAGCAAAAGGATTTGGATTTACAGCAGCAGGTGGAGCACCATGGGATGAAACTGCTGAAGTTTTAATTTTAGCAGGAGGTGGAGGTAGGGGAGAATTTGCAGGGGCTGGCGGAGGCGGCGGAGGACTTTTATATTATGGCCCAGTTACAAACGCAGCAGCAGCACCAGGATCATCAGGTAAAACCAGAAATGGAACATCTCTTTCATTAACAGGTGTATCAAGTGTACCTGTTACTATAGGAGCAGGAGGAGCTGGAAGTTCTGGCCCACCGTGGACACCAGGATTTCAAGGAAACCCAAGTTCAATAACAGTAGGACCAGCACCTTATTCAACTACCGGAGGAGGTGGAGGAGGAGGTGGACCAGGAAGTGGTTTTCCAGGAGGCCCTGGAGGATCTGGAGGAGGTGGCGGAGGATCTGGTTCTGGAGGAACTGGAGGAAGTGGAACACCTGGACAAGGATATAGTGGTGGATCTGTAACAACAGGACCAAGTAGCCCTACAGGAGGTGGAGGTGGAGCCGCAAACGCAGGTAATAATGGTACAACTGGAGCTCCTCAAAGAGGATGGGGAGGATCTGGAGCAGGATATGTAATAGAAGATTCAACCACAACTGTTTATTATGGTGGAGGTGGATTAGGAGAAGCTGGAGATACAACTGGAGATTATGATCAATACGGAAGATGGGGTTTTGTTGGAACAAACGCACCAGCAAATAGAGGACAGGGTGGTGGAGACGATGGAGGTTCTGGAATAGTTGTTTTTTCTATGGATAAAGCTGCATCTCCAAGACTTTCAGTTAGTCCAGGAACAAATACTAAAACAATACAAGGAACTAAAGTTGTTTGTAAATTTACAGTAGGTGGAACACTTACAATTACTTAATATGGCACATTTTGCAGAACTAGATATAAATAACAAAGTATTAAGAGTAGTGGTTGCTTGTAATCAAGATATTACAAATAACGGTGGAGAGCAATCAGAACAAGCTGCTGAACATTTTAAAACAGTATGTCCATTATCTTCAAATGGAGTAAAATGGATTCAAACCTCTTATAACAACAATTTTAGAAAACAACTTGCGGGAACTAATTTTACATATGATCCAGTAAAAAATATTTTTATATGCCCTCAACCATTTCCTTCATGGTTTTTAGATTCTAATAATGATTGGCAATCTCCTGTTGAATTTCCAAGCGTTGTAACTTACGGAGATAATATGAAATATTCATTAGATTGGGATGAAAATAATCAAAGATGGTTAGCAAAAGATTTTGAAAATAATGAATTTGTGTGGGTTCCTTCATCTTCTTCTTGGTTAGCAACTGGGAATTAATACTTTACTTATCTATTAAAATTTGATAATTCATTAAAAAGAATTATGAATTTAGAAAATTATTATTATTATTTTAAAGGTGTATTAACGCCTAAATTTTGTGATGATATTATTAAGTATGGTAATGCACAGAGAGAAGAGCAAGCACTTACTGGTGGTCAAACATCAAAATTAAATGAAGGTAAAAAATTAAATAAAAAAGATATTAACGATTTAAAAAAGAAAAGAGATTCAAACATAACCTGGTTGAATGATCGTTGGATATATAATGAAATTCATCCCTACATTAATTTAGCTAATAAACTAGCTGGTTGGAATTTTCAATGGAATTTTTCTGAAAATTGCCAATTTACAAAATATAAATTAAATCAATTTTATGATTGGCATTGTGATAGTTGGAATAAACCATATGATATGCCTGATAATTTAGATTTCCATGGAAAAATTAGAAAATTATCAGTGACGTGTTCTTTATCTGATCCTAAAGATTATAAAGGAGGAGAATTAGAGTTTGATTTTAGAAATATGGATCCTGATAAAAAAAGTGTTAGGAAATGTGCTGAAATATCAGAAAGAGGAAGTATCGTTGTATTTCCATCTCATGTATGGCATAGAGTTAAACCTGTTACAAAAGGAACAAGGTATTCATTAGTTATTTGGAACCTTGGTCATCCATTTAAATAAAAAGGAGAAAATATGAGTTTTAAAAAAAATAAATACTTAATTATTAAAGAAGCAATATCAGAAGATCTTGCTAAGTTTTGTTATGACTATTTTATGATGAAAAGAAAAGTAGCACAAACAATGTTTGATACAAAATTTATAAGTCAATTTACAGATTATTTTGGAATATGGAATGATATACAAGTTCCAAACACTTATTCACATTATTCGGACATTGTAATGGAAACATTACTTGTTAAATTACTTCCAATTATGGAAAAAGAAACAGGATTAAAATTAAACCCTAATTATTCTTATGCAAGAATTTATAAAAAAGGGGATGTATTAAATAGGCATAAAGATAGATTTTCATGTGAGATATCTACAACTATGCATTTAGGAGGAGGCTGTTGGCCAATATATTTAGAACCAGATGCGTCGCAAGGTTTTTTCGATGAAAAAAGTGGATATAAACCATCTAAATCTAAAGGAGTTAAAGTAATGCTTCAGCCTGGGGACATGTTAGTTTACAGAGGAAATGAATTAGAACATTGGAGAGATAAATTATCTTTTGATGACTGTGGTCAAGTTTTCCTACATTATAATAATATAGAAACTAAAGGATCAAAAGAAAATATTTACGATAACAGACCTCATTTAGGTCTCCCTGCTTGGTTTAAAAAAAAATAAAATTTTAAATGACCTTAAATCAAATATTATTTGCAAATATATCTGCATTAATATTACTGTATTTTGTTTACAAACATACTGGATTTAAAAAAATTAAATCTTGTTACGGTATGTTTTTTACTAAAAAATATTGGACTAATTATAATACCGTTGAATTTTTAAGTTGGGGTGCAAAGGCAGTTATTATTATTCCAGGTTTAATATTTGGGATATCCTTATGGTATTTATTCTTTTTAACTTTACTTACAAGTTTAGCTTTAATATGGGCTTCTAATAAAAAATTATTACCAACATTAGTTGGATTTAATACTATATGGACATGGATATCTTGTATGGTATTAGCACAGCATATAATAAAATGAAAATATCTATTTTAGGAAGAGGTAACGCAGGATGTATTTCTGCTTTACATTTTTATCACTATAGTAAACTTTTACCAAAACCAATGGAGATAGAGTTAATATATGACAGTAAAATAGATCCTGTTCCAGTTGGACAAGCTACACTAGTAGATCTTCCTTTTTTTCTTTGGCAAGCCACGGAACTTAAAAATTTAATGAATTTTAATTTTACACAAAAAAGAGGAATAATGTATGAAAATTGGGGTAAGAAAAATAAAGATTGGTTTCATGAATTTCCTTTTTCTTCTTATGGTTTTCATTTTAATCCAAAAACATTTCAGGATTATGTTGTAAGTAATTTAAAAATAAATTTTAAAGATAAAGATGAGCATGTAATTGATTATAAAAATATAGATGCAGATTATATAATAGATTGTAGGGGAGCACCTAATGATATGAAAGAATATGATTTATTAATTAATCCATTAAATTGTGCTTTATTAAGTTCTTTACCTGTTGATAATAATCTTTTTTGGACAAGAACTATTGCTACTCCAGATGGATGGTGTTTTCACATACCTTTACAAGATAGAGTTTCTGTTGGATATAATTTTAATAAAAATATTACTTCAGAAGAAGAAGCAAAAAATAATTTTATGAAATTATTTAAAATTGAAAAAATAAATAAAGTTTTTAACTTTAAACAATACATTGCTAAAAGACCTGTTATAGAC